AAGACTTCGGCACCGATGCCGCCAACGACAACAGCGGAGCGGAGATCCCGTTTTGATTATGGCCGCAAGAAACCCTGACCTCACCAAGCAAGGCTATCGTTGCTTCGCCGGTCCCTACTCATCCAACGAAACGTGGATGATGGAAACCGTCGTGGCCGATGCCCGCGAGGCCAACAAAGAAACACAGATTTCCCACACCAGTAGTGGCGCGTGGGTCTGGCAACGGAGTAAGCGTCCGTAGTGGTAACAGCGGGGGTCGGCTGCAACACCGGCCCCCGCATCACATCACAAAGTTATGGCAATTTTATCTGAATCTAAATCCGTAGACGGCGGCCACTGGTATCGGCCAGACGGCACCCCCTGCCACCAGCTTCCCAAGAAAAACGGCAGCGGGTTGAAAGACACCACGTTGGCCGACGCCAAGAAGCTCCTGCTTCTCCCGTCTGTCACTGGATACACCGGCATCCTCGACAAGCCCGCCCTCCTCAACTGGAAAGCCACGCAAGTCGCTATCGCCGCCTTCAACACCCCGCCCAAGGGCGACGAGACCATTGAGTATTTCTGCGAGCGAGTCATTGGAGCCAGCAAAGCCCCGGTTGCCGCCGCCGCCGATCTCGGCAGCAAGGTGCATGACGCCTTAGAGAAGCTGCTCATGGAAGGCCCGAGCGCGGTGCCCGAGGACATGTGGGCCTATGTCGCCCCCGTCATGGAGTGGAAAAAGAACAACAAGATCACCTACGACGAGATTGAGACAACACTCGTCAATCTGGAATACGGCTACGCCGGCCGCTGTGACGTGCTCGCGCGTGACGCCAACGGCACCCGCATGGTCATCGACTACAAGACGCGCAAGACCAAGCCCAAGCAGAAGGTCGGACCCTACGACACGCAGGGCATGCAGCTCGCCGCCTATGCCGTGGCCAAGTGGGGCGAAGACGAGCTGCACACCATTCACGGTTACAACGTCTACATCAGCACCACGGAAGTCGGCCGCGTCGAACCCTACAAGCACGACAGCCTTGTCCCGCACTGGGAAGCCTTCAAGGCCGCCTGCATCTTGTGGCGCCACGTCAAGGGCTACGACCCGAGACAGCCGGCGTTCAGCACACTCAAGGAGGCGGCATGACAAATCCAGACACCGAAGCCAAGGAGACTGCCCGCGAAGAACGTGAGGCAAGCAGCTACGAGGACATCCAAGAGTCCTGCCGCGACAAAGAAGCCGCCGACCGCATCGGCGGGCACTTCTGGACAAACATCTAAAGACATGAAAAAGCCCCGCCGCGCCATCGTCAGCGAACCTCTCTACGGGACCAGCATAGAAGTCTATGCGAACTACCCGCAGAAGGTCGCGCTACGCCGCTGCGCCAAGGTGATGGATATGGACGCCGATGACCCGGCGAACGCCCCCGATGACACGGCGGCTGGCTGGTGCATGAGTCACGGCGGCTGGGCTTTGATCTGGATTGAGTCATACCCCGAGGACCAGTCCTCGCTGCCGCACGAACTCTGGCACGCCATCCACGGATTCACTCGCCACATCGAGTCAGGCGACGAGGAGACCGGCGCCTATCTTATTGGACACTATGACCCGCGCATCCGCGCAAAACTGAATAAAAAACCATGAGCATCAAATACCGAGGAGAAACATTCTCCGGATACAACAAACCCAAACGCACCCCGGACGGCCCCAAGAAGTTTGCCGTGCTGGCCAAGTCAGGAGACCAGACCAAGTTGGTCCGCTTTGGCGACCCCAACATGTCGATCAAGAAAGATCAGCCGGCGCGCAAGGCCAGCTACTGCGCCCGCAGCGGCGGCATCAAGGGCACGGGCGACAAACTCTCGGCCAACTACTGGAGCCGCAAGGCATGGAGCTGCTAAATGAAAAAAGGACTCTACGCCAACATTAATGCCCGCAAGGCCGCTGGCACCAGCCGGCCCAAGAGCAAGTCAACCGTCAGCCCGAAAGTCTACTCCGACATGAAGGCCAAGCGCGGAGGGTTCAAGGCCAAGTGAGCGAGACGCCCCTAACCGACGAAATCGCGCGCGGCAACCATGTCGTGCCGACCGAGTTTGCGCAGGACTTGGAGCGAAAATGTAGCCTCTACAATTCGTATTTTGAATCAACGAAGGTCGAGTTGAAGCAGACCAAGCGCGCGTTGGGCGATGCCCGCATTGAGGCGAACAACTGGAAAAAAGCCTTTATTGCACTGAACCCATCCGGCCACACGCCACATCCATGACCTCCGCCGTCCTCATCGCCATCGTCGGCTTCATGTATTTCGCCGTGGCCATCGACCAAGCGTTTATCCATCACAACTTTTGGAATGGCCTCATCTGGTTCGGCTACGCCGTAGCGCAGATCGGCTTGTGGCACGTCACCGTGCAACCCTGACATTATGGAGAAGTATCGCATTATGACGCCCGAGATCGAGGAAATCGACAAGACCATCACCTTGCTCAAGAGCAAGCGGCAGAAACTCGTTGCCGAAGCAGCCAAGCGCAAGGCCGATGCCTTGTGCGCCGAGATGAGGAAGCGCAAGGGCAAATGAACTTTTTAGCAGCAGTCAAAGGTATTGCGGCGTCAGGAGGCACTCGCCCCGATGGTCACATAACCGCCAGCCCCGTAACCGCATTAAAAGCGGGGTCTGCTGCCCATCGTGAAATTGGCGCGAGCCTACATCCAGAACTTGCGCTAACCGCGTTTGAGCGCGGGATTAGCTTGTGGGAAAAACTGCTGCCGATTATCCGAGAGCACAATCCATACTGTGCTTGGAACGATCCAGAGGAGTATCTGACTTACATATATGGAGTGCAAACAGGAATAGGGAACAGGGTAACAAGAGGATACCTGCTCCGAAAAATGCGATTAAAAGTTGCGCGATGGAAGGGAGAGCACAAGACATGGCAGTGGAAGGCTCTTTGCAAAGAACTTGAGAATCGCTGCGTTTGTTGCGGAAAAAAAACGCGCAAACTTGAGAAGGATCACATTGTCCCGATTTACCGGGGTGGTTCTGATTGCATAACAAACCTACAGCCGCTTTGCCGTGATTGTCATTTGGAAAAAGCTGGCTCCGATGTAAACTATATAGAATACCGGAAAAGGAACGGTTTTTCGGAGTTGGAGGCGGCGGCGTAAATGATCCACGAATTTGACCGCACCTTCCCCGTCTGGACGCCGCACGGCTACGGCTGGCCGATCTATGTGCAGGCTATGAGCGGATTCGCCAATGACATCTGGTGCGTGGCCGCCGAAGACGGCGGGCATGTGCGGCACTACCGCTCGGATCAGATACAGGTTTTGCCCAATGGGACGCTGGATATTGAGGACGCTTCTGACGCCTAACTAGCACACAACCGCACACATGAACGTCTCTCTCAACCAAAACGAAGTCCTTGTCTCGACCTACATAGGATCTCGCCGCAATGCCGAAGCATCCTTCCGCAAGCGTGCGCCGCGCTTCCCCGAGAAGACACCGGGAGAATTGTGGGGCTTCCACATTGAGGCCGCCCACGCCGAATGCGCCGTGGCCAAGCTGCTCGGGCTTTATTGGGGGTTTGGTGTGAACACGTTTCACACGCCCGACATTGCCGGGACGAACTATGAAGTGCGCTGGTCGCAGCGCCCGAACCTCAAGGTCCGCCCCGATGACTCGGGAATCGTGATTTCGGTAAGCGGCAAATCGCCTGACTACGTTGTCCATGGGTGGATCAATGCCGAGGACGCCAAACGCGACGAGTGGAAATGCGCGTCACCGCCTCCGTGCTATTTCGTGCCGCACGACAAGCTGCGGCCCGTCAGCGAATTGCTGAAACGCTAATGACTTTGCGCAAAGGATGAAAAGACGATCAACAACAAAGGGCCGGGGTTACTTGTTCTTCGGTCAGGGTTGCGCCAATCGTCCGGAAACCCAATGCGCGGTGGCGGCACTGGGGGGTGCTGCCACCACTATTTAGATGAGCGACAAGAAATCCACTCCCCGCTCCCGCTTCACACCGACTGCTCATCCGGTGATGAAGCTGCCGCCCAAGGACGTGCTCTTGGCCATCGGGCCAGAGAAGGGCTGGGACCTGCTGCTCAAGCGGGAAGAACTAATCCTCAAGGAAAAGGTAGATCCCTACCGCTACGGCTACCGCCCACCGATCTGGAACAAGGCCAGTCAGCTACTGGAGGACAACCGCGAACTGCTCGTTATGGGCGGCAACAGGTCCGGTAAGACTGAATGGGCTGCGCGCGAGGTGATCCACCGCCTTTACCACAAGAAGCAGTCTGTCGCGTGGTGCTTCCAGACCACCGCCCCCAACAGCATTGAGATGATGCATCCCCGCGTCTTCAAATATCTGCCGGCCGACTGGCGGCAGGCGCGCAAGGGCACGGTCACAAACATCACCTACTCGGTCAAAGGTGGCTTTACCGAAAACAAGTTTGTCGCACCGAATGGAAGCCAGTGCATCTTCCGCAACTATGCACAGGACATTAGCACCATCGAAGGCGGCGAGATTGACATAGCATGGTGCGACGAGTTGGTGCCGCTGGATTTCTTGGAGACCTTGCGCTTCCGTCTGCTCGACAGGAACGGCGTGCTCATCGTCACGTTCACCCCCATCGAAGGCTACTCGCCCACGGTAAAAGACTACCTCACCGGCGCACGCAACGTGGAGGAATGCGATGCGGAGTTGTTGCCCAAGTTTGAGGACAACAAAGGCGAGAAGGTCATCGTCGGCTACGAGAAAGTGCCCATCGTCCAGACGGGGCGCAAGGGCCGGCCGATCATTTACTTCCAGACCAAGAACAATCCGTGGGCCGGCTGGGAGCGCATGCAGCAGGAGCTACGCAACGAGACGCGCGAGAAGATCCTCTGCCGTGCGTATGGCGTCCCGACCCGCTCAATCAACAATCGCTTCCCGCTATTCAACGACAAGGTTCACGTCATCAAACATGAGTGGATTCCCAAGGAGGGCACCCGCTACCACTTTGTCGATCCGTGTTCTGGCAGGAACTGGGCGATGATCTGGGCGCTGTTCGACAAGGCCAACCGCTGCTTTATCTATCGGGAGTGGCCCTGCCCCAACGAGTATGTCGAAGGCGTTGGCTACCCCGGCATGTGGGCCGAGCCAGACGGCAAGAAGGCGGACGGACGCCAAGGTCCCGCGCAGAAAGACTTCGGCTTCGGCCTAGAGCGCTATGTCGAAGAAATCAAAAGCGTCGAGAACGGCGAGCGCATTTTTGAGAGATGGATGGACAGCCGCTACGGCAACGCACAGACGCTGGCCAAGGAACGCCCAACCACACTCATCGAGGAGATGAGCGACCTCGGCATGGATTTCACCGCCACGCCGGGAGACACGATTGATGAAGGTGTTGCCCTCATCAACGACTGGCTCCACTACGACACACAGAAGCCGACCAGCGCGCTCAACCAGCCAAAGCTCTACATCAGCGAGAACTGCCAGAACTTGATCTGGTGCATGAAGGAATGGACAGGTGCTGACGGGACCAAGGGCAGCAGCAAGGACTTCCCTGATCTCGTTCGCTACTTAGTTCTTTCCGGCTGCAACAACGTCGAAGGCGACATCCTGCGCCCGCGCGGAGGAGGAAGTTACTAATGGCTCCGAGCGGCATAGTTCCCCCGCCCCCGCGCACCCGCCCATGGCGAGGCCGCAGTAAGGAGCCGCCGCGTTGTGGCGTGTGTTCCAAGCAACTTCGCGTCGAGGACATCCATGGCGTGGACGAACAACTCGGCCCCATCTGCCGCGAGTGCGGCCCGCACGTCATTGTAGCCAACAGGGCCATGTATCCTTTCTGGATATAACCATTCGCCATTCAAGAACCCCGAACACAAACACCTTAAAAATTATGCTATTCACGACAATCCGCAAACTGTTCACCAAAACCATCCCCATCGACCGCTACCCCGTTTCTGAAGACGAAGAGTTCGACTTCAAGGGCGCCCTCGCCTTCACCCGCGACCAAGCCCCGCCCTGCTGGCGGGCCGTCATGGTCGCCCTACAAGACCGCATCGCGGACGGCGTGGCCTTGGCCAGCAACATGGCCACCGCCAAAGACCCCGGCCTCCTCGCCCACGCCAACGGCCAGCTCAATGCGTTGGTGGAATTGTGGGATTACTTGGAGCAACGCCGCACCGAAGCCTCAAGGGTTCAGTAGCAACTTGCCGGCAACTTTGATCGCGGTTATTCTTTGCACATGAGAGCTGTTTTTGTTGTGGCCATCACCACCTGCGCCGTGCTTGGATTGGGCGCTTGGGCGCATTGGCAATACATGTCTCGCGCCAGCCTCATCGTTTGGCTCTGCATGGTTGCCATGTTACTAGCGTGCGGCGCCATGGCGTTCACGCTGATAAAGTAGAAGCGGCATCTTGCCGCTTACCCCCGGTAGGGTCGCCGCCTCTGTAGCCGATTTTGGCGTATACCCGCTCGGGAACCCCGTTATAGAAACAACCCTGTATTTGTAACGAAACAAAACACCGCACAAAAGGTGACACAAAGTGCAATCACTTATGCAGAAGTCTATGCGATTCTATCCAAGTGTCGCCCCGAGACAGAAGCGAAGTATCGCATAACGAGACTTTCCCGTATTGACACCGCACACATTGTGTGCTATGTGTGAGGATAGAGAGGCGTATCGCGCTTCACTCCGGTTCTAACGTCCCGGTTCCCCCCAGACGTTTGGCGCACCTCTTAGGGGTTTTATCCTATGGC